ACAGAGTTATGACACCAAAAGAAAAAGCAAAAGAATTAATTGATAGGTTTACAGATGTAGAGGATGGAGAAATGTATGTTGGAAAAGCTAAACAATGTGCATTAATTGCAGTAGAATATATTTTGGACAATTTAGAAGACCATACTGGAGAAGATATAAAATACTGGATAGAAGTCAGAAACGAAATAAATAAACATTAAACAAAAAAGGCGAAGGGGAAAACTTTATAGAGTACCCAATAAATAAAATACATGAAAAATGGATAATTCATTTTACGAAAGACTTCTAACCGAAGCGCAAGAGTTGGCGACAAAAACAAACGCCTTAAATGACTTTATGAGGACGCAAACTTTTGTTGACTTGGATAGAAAAAACAAAGACTTGCTCTATAAACAGTCGAGATTAATGAATGAGTACTTGCAAGTACTTGGACAAAGACTTGAATTACTTGGGGATAAATTCGCTTTCAAACAATAAACAAAAAAAGGCTACCCATAATTGAGTAGCCTTTTTTAATTCTATACTATTACTTATGAAGTAACGATAGTTGCAGTATTAAACAATGTAATTAAAGCAGCTTCATCAGCAGCATCTAAAAAGTTCGCTGGTATTTTCTCTTGCCCAACAAAAGTCAAAGAATAACCGTTAAAATCTCCTAATGCAGTACCATTTGAGATAGTACCAGTAGTTACGTCCATTCCTCTTTCTAGTCCAGCTAAAAAGAAGTTTCCGTTATTGTCTTTAACAACAATATTAGGTCTACCATAAGCTAATAATTTAACTATCTTAGTAGTTGCAGCATCTTGCTTTTTCAACTGAATAGATAAAGTTTGCTCTACAAATGTAGTACCATTTTCTCTTGAAGAATTTATAGTCTGCTCGAATGAGTTAGTACCTTTTAATTCGAATTTATACAAGTTAGACACACCAGTAACTGTTGCTATCATATCTGTATCTGTAACGTCGTAGGTCTTTGCAGTAATATCTCCGAAGTTGATGAAGTAAATCGCTTCTAATCCTCCTACTACATCTTTACAAACCTCTGCACGACCATTTGCTAATAAACAAGCCATATTTTTAAAGTTTTAAGTTGTAAAAAAAGGAGGAGTATTTTACCCCTCCCTTAATTTGAATTTATTTAATTATTAATTAGCGCTATTCGTTATTCCGTATGTTACGATATCTTCAACGTTTGCATATTGAACACCTGCAGTCATTCTCATGATAATTCTAACATTTTTATCTCCTAGAGTTTCTGAGGTATCTATAACTCGTATTTCATTTTGGTCTGAAAGTAAACCAGTTCCAAAGAATAAGTTTGATTTTTCAGCTGCTAACATTTGATTTGTAGTAAGTCCTTCAGCTACTACTAATGGAATTCCGTCAAACATTAAGTCACCAAATGCTTGGTTGTTACCTTTAGCATCGTAACCATTAGCACCTAAACCAGAAGCTCCAAATCCACCTAGTGAACGTACATATAATTTGTAAGCATTTTGTGATACATAGATTCTTAAATCTTCTTTACCGTAAACAGCAGCTGGGATAGCATCTGCAACTTTACCTAATTCTGTAACAATGTTAGCAGCAGTTAAAGTAGTTCCAGCAACCTCATTAGCAGTTGGTAACGCAGCATCAGCAGTTAACAATGTCATGAATCCATCAAAAGAACCTGATGTACCAGTAGCACCATTCCAAATTGCAACCTCATTAGCAGCAGCAACTTTCTCAGCCATATAAGCTAAAAGATAATCAGCAAAAGATTTAGGTAGTACATCGTGAGCAGAGTAACCCATTTCTAAGGCTTGATACGTATCTACAAAGTCAGATTTACAAAGTTGAACGTTTACTTGTAGTTCCTTTGGAGTAATAATTCTCTCAGTTAAAGTAACAGTAGATGTAGCAGTAAAATCACATGAAGCATCTTTTAAAAGTCCATCAGTTGCTAATTTATGAAGCACTGCTTTGTACTTTACATTAGGCATTAAAGTTACCAATTCTTTAGATAAAGTAGGTGCAGATAATAATGCAGCTTTTACCCATTTACCTGAATCTTGACCACTATATGTAGTCGTTACATTTGTTGTTGTTGACATTTTGTTTGTTATTTAAATTTATAAACTTGTTCTAGTATGTTACTAATTTTTGAATTTCCTTTTCCTAATTTTACTACCTCAATTTGTTGTTTGTTTTCAGGGTTAAAAGTGATAGGCTTAACTTCTTCATCGCTCAACTCAACTTTTGGTTCTTCAACTTTTTCTTCATCTTTTGAAAGTTCTGTAATCTTAGCTTTTAATTCTTCAATCTCTTTTTCAAGACTTTCTTTTTCTTCTTTAGAAAAGTGAGTTTCTTTAACAGTAGATTCAACTACTTTTTTAGCAACTGGTTTTTCAACTTCCATTTCGACCTCTTCTTCAACTACTGGTTCAGCTTCTTCTTCTTCAACCGCTCCTACTTCTCCGATAATTCCATCCTCTAAAACTTTTAGAATCTGACCATCTTGTAATTCATACTCACCGATTGGAAGTGGAACTCTATCCTCTTCATTTACAATGTTTACGTTTTGATCAGCTTCTAAGATGTCAAATTCGATAGTTGTCACACCATCTGCTAACATCATTTGTTCTAGCTTTACTTCCATACCTAAAAAGGTTTTAAGTGTGTTTAAAGCATCTTTTACTTCTTTTTTCATACTAATTAACTATTTAAAATTTAACTGTTACATTTTTAACCTCTTGAGTAGCTATTAGAACGTTCTGTTCTATTATCTACCTTAACACTTTCGCTTTGATTCTCTGTGTTTCCTATGCCTTGATTTTGTAAAGTACCATCGCAGCATTCTGCTCTATACTTACCATCGTCACATAAACAACCACGTTTACCACCTTTAGGGCTTATTAAACTTTCTGTTTTCTTTTTTGCCATTATATTTAATTTAAAGATTTACATATTACATTTAGATGCTCAACAGTTATGTTAGCGGAATTACTTGAATTTTCAACCCATATTTCAACGTAATCATTCTCGTTTAATTCGAGTATTGTTTGACAAGTAATGGATTCAGAACGACCATTTCCATTTGTTGTTGAAAACATTTCACTACTAGGAATTACAACTCCATTCTTAGCTACATAAACACCAATCACTTTATTGACAACACTTTTTAATGATATTGTGGCAGTTACTTGAAAATCTCTAAGTAAAGCACCTACATAAGTAAGTCTATTATCGGTGTGATTAAACTTTTGATTTATTGCATTTGCGGTTGTTGTACCTAATGCTTTTACTGGTGTATTAACTGTGCTTATAGTGGTTACTGTTGTGTTGTTAGTCATATAATAGTTCCCTATTTCAGCAGTATTTTCAATACCTTTAGAATTAACAAAACGTGTTTTATTATCGGTATAACTAACACCACTTAAATAAGTACCACCGCCACTAAAGTTAATAGTATCTAAAATGTAACCTTCTGTCGGTATAGTTGCACTTGAATTAACGTTTATACCAACACTAGAACCAAAAGCAATTACAGATGAATAAATTAACCTAAAACGTCTTGTTATTGTACACCCAGCCAACACATCAAGTATGTTTCCAGTACTCCCACTACCTACAAAGATTGAATTATCAATACCTATCGTACCATGACTACCATCAAATTGTAAATTTTGACTATTTAAAAATGCCCCTTTAGAATAAATAAAATTATCAGCAGTATCTATTAGACCTACATTTGGAACATTTAAGAAGTTAACACCCGTCCAATCTAATGCTAAAGGAGGATTAACACTTCCATCAATAGCTAATGCAGTATCAACATCTTGAAATGTAACGTGTCTTATTGGTGTAGTCCATTCTGTTGTGAATAAAGCAACCCCAACACCTAAACCAGTTGATGTTATTCTACTATTCTCAGATGAAGAACCTAGTATAACTGTATTTTGTCCACCTACTAATCTATCACCTAACAAATCTACTGTTGTAGTGAAATAATAAGTTACATTATCAACTAGAGTAATAACGTTAGATACTGGTGTAGGTAAATCACTAGGAGTATTTACGAAAACTATATCTCCATTAGCTATCGTAATATCACCACCTATTGCATTTACAAAGTTTAAATAATCTATTCTTTTAGGCACATCACTATCACTAGCATCTAAATAAATAGATTCAGTACCATCCAAAGAAGTTACATTTTTGTACCTTACAAACGTAGGAAATTCATTAGGCATATATTCTAACCTCTAAACTTGAATTACTTAATACATCATCTCTAGTTGTGCCACTATTGTAAGTACCTATTGTTAAATTTGTCGCACCAGTTCTATTAACATCAATAGTGTAAGGGTAACGAAAATTATTAGCTAAAACCAAAGTCTTATCACTTGTAAAAACACTAGACAAAGTAGTTATTTGATATACACCTTGTGCTTGTCTAATCGTACTAAAAGTTGCTCCAGTTGTATTTTCTAAAATAGTTAATGTAGGGGCATCCGTTCCACTTTGAGAAACTAGACAAACTAACTTAGTGTAAGCAATACCTAAACTAGCTTTTAAATTAGCAACTGTAATCTTTTTAGTTGTTGGTGTGCCATCATTTATTACAATCTCACTTGCATCAGCTGCACTCGTTAATTCTGTTAAATTTGATATTTTCATTATACAGTCTTTAAAAATTCTTTAATTTCTCTTACAGTTTCGCACTCTTCAACTTCTTGACTAGCTTTTAACTTATCAAAACCATCATACATACCCTCAATTGAATAACCTTTAAACTTGCCTAACTTAATTTCATTCCACACTTCATCATTGTATATCTTAGAAGTTACAACCCACTCTCCACCTTTAGCACCTAGATTATAGATATTAGATTTATCGTTTTTAGGGTCTTCAACAATCCAACTTTCAATCACGTTTATTCCTTGTACTTCATTTTCGTGTTCAGTTGTGAATTTGTTTAAGTTTAGTTTCTTCATGAAAAGCTCA